TGACCTTCACAGAGGCGTTCTCCGATCCCACCCTGGTCGATTCCAAAGGAAAGACGTTCGTAACCCCCATCAAGCGAGTCAAGGCCCGAACCCACAAGAAGAACGGCGCCACCGGTACGCTCAGCTGGTTTACAAACAGCCACAGAGCTGCCTGAACCCCACATGGAGTAGGTAATGGTAGTAGACCTGTATCCCCACCAACTCGAAGCATTAGACAAGCTTCGTAATGGGAAAATCCTATGGGGTGGGGTCGGGAGTGGCAAGTCGCTCACGGCAGCTGCGTACTATATGAAGTGCGAGGCGCCAAAGGACGTCTACGTCATCACTACGGCCAAAAAGAGAGACGCTCTGGATTGGGAGAGCGAATTCGTCAAATTCGGCGTGTACAAATCGAAAGACGCGACCGTCGCCGGGGTTCTGCGAGTAGATTCGTGGAACAACATATCTAAGTACAAAAGTATCCGGAACGCCTTCTTCATCTTCGACGAACAGAGAATTGTCGGAAGCGGAGAATGGTCGAAGGCGTTCATCTTCATCTCACGACACAACAACTGGATTCTTCTAAGTGCCACCCCTGGAGACACTTGGATGGATTATGTTCCAGTGTTCATCGCGAACGGGTTCTACAAAAATAGAACCGAGTTCAAGCGTGAACATGTTGTGTACAATCAGTACGCCAAATTCCCGAAAATCGATCGTTACGTCAGCACGGCGAAGCTGATCAAATATCGTAACGAACTCTTGGTGCACATGCCGTACCAGAGCCACACTGTGCGGCATTCCAAGACCATCAAGGTTACATACAACAAGACTCTGTATGACAGAGTTATGAAAGATCGCTGGAATGTCTACAAAGACAAACCAGTAAAGAGCGTACCCGAGCTGTTTTATACAATGAGGAAGGTGGTTAATTCCGATATTTCTCGGCTAGAAGAAATTCGGAAATTGACAAATAAACATCCGCGCTTAATTGTATTCTACAATTTCGATTACGAACTCGAATTGCTTCGTTCGCTCGGCGAAGAAATTACAATTGCCGAATGGAACGGGCACAAACATGAGGAAATTCCAAATGCCGAACGGTGGTTGTACCTAGTACACTACGTTGCTGGCGCTGAAGGATGGAACTGCATCACTACCGACGCGATGGTATTCTACTCGCTGACGTATTCGTACAAAAACTGGCATCAAGCACATGGCAGAACAGACAGGCTAAACACTCCGTTTAAGGACCTCTACTACTACGTCTTGTTGTCGGATTCGATTGTCGACAAGGCAGTGAAGGCTTCCTTGAACGGAAAAAAGAGCTTCAACGAGAGTCAGTTCATTCGTTCTCTCGTAGCCAAATCGGTGACTCAGTGACTAGCATGTCAAAAAAATGGCATGCGAAAGTTTTTTGACATCAGATTTGACATGGGTGAGGCTCTGTAAAAGCCCAGGTCGCGATGTCAACTTGGCCTCTTTGTCCGATTTGTGCATGGCCCCATGTCAAAAAGCCAAAAATTCTTTAATTATTAATGCTAGTATTGTAATCTCGATATCTAGATATTGGGAGTAACAATATTAACAACGATTCGAAAAATTTTTGGTTTTTGACATGGGGCGCCGTTCTGTCCCTAATCGATCAGCGGCGTCCTCTCTGTACTAGTTACGCCTACCCGTAACGAGGAAAGCGAGAACGCGTCCTATGCTCAACGAGTGGCGTCCGATTCAAGAGTTTCGCGGTTACTCAGTAAGCAGTGAAGGCTTCGTCCGGAATGAAGAAAATGGGCGACGCATGGCTCTGCTGGTTAATCAAAATGGAATTGTTAATGTCGGGCTCACTAAGAATCGCGTTCAATATAAAAGGGCTGTTGCTCTTTTGGTCGCGACTGCGTTTATCAAGAATGAAAACGGTGATGCATTTAATTGCCCAATCAATCTCGATGGCGATCGATTTAACAATCGTGTTGACAATCTCGCATGGAGGCCTCGTTGGTTTGCGACGAAGTATTTTCAGCAGATTGAAGAAGCTCACTTCAACGATCCATATCCGATCACTGAAGTGAACACACACAAAAACTTTGCTAGCCCTTGGGACGCAGCACTCAAGAATGGTCTTCTACAAGTGGACGTTCTTCTTTCCATATGCAACGGAGAGGAAGTCTGGCCTACCGGTCAGCGATTCGTGCGATTGATCTGATCGCGCAGATATTAGATCGTTTAAAAATCGCGGGTTATGATAGAAAGGATAGAATAAGCTTTGCTCGAGAGCGAATATCAAGCCAAGCTGATCAAAAAACTACAAGTTATGTTTCCCGACTGCGTAGTTTTGAAGAACGACTCTGGTTATCTGCAAGGCATACCTGACTTGGTTATCCTCTACCAAGATAAGTGGGCCATGCTAGAAGCCAAGGCCGACGAGAATGCTCGAATGCGACCGAACCAGCCATATTACGTTCGAGTGCTGAACGAGATGTCATTCGCGGCGTTCATCTATCCTTCCAACGAAGAGGAAGTTCTCAGTGCGCTTCAACGATCATTCGAAACTCGTTCCTCCGGGCGCACACGCCTTCCTAAGCGCCAGTAATTACCACTGGATCAATTACGAGCTCGATAAACTCAAATACGTCTACGAGCAGTCTCAGGCCGCTCGTAAGGGCATAGAGCTTCACGACTTCGCCAAGCGTGCCATCCAACTCAGAATAAAACTACCCGATCTTCCGTTGACGATGAACATGTACGTCAACGATGCCATCGGGTATGGTATGGTCCCCGAACAGCTCCTCTACTATACAGAGAATTGTTTTGGGACTGCAGACACGATCGGTTTCAGAAACAACACGCTTCGTATCCACGATTACAAAAGTGGATTGCACAAGGCGTCTGAGAAACAGTTGTATGTGTACGCGGCATATTTCTGTCTCGAGTATGGATTCAAGCCGCACGACATCAAGATTGAACTTCGTATTTACCAGAACGATCAGGTCTTCGAATATATCGCAGAACCCGATTTCGTTTGGTACATCATGAAGAAGGCGGAAGAGTTCGATCGATACATCAAAGAACTGAAGCAATGGGAGAACTAGTGGGGAAGGTATCGCGTTGCTGATCGATGAAGAGAATTACCTCGCCCACTATGGAATCCTGCGCAAGTCAGGACGGTATCCATGGGGCTCTGGGAAGGATCCAGAAGAGCGCGCACGCACTTTCCTGGGAATGGTCAAGAACCTGCGCGATAAGGGTCTCAGCGACACCGAAATCATCAAAGGCCTCGGTCTTGACCCCAAAGAATTCAACTCGAGTGACTTCCGAAACGTCACAACGATAGCGAACGACCAGAAGCGCCAAGCCGATATTCTCATGGCTCAGCGTCTCAAGGACAAGGGATATTCAACCGTCGCCATCGGTAAGCGAATGGGCGCGAACGAATCCACTGTTCGAGGTTGGTTGAAGCCGGGCGAACTGGACAAGACCAAAGTCACAGAAGCCACTGCGGATATCTTGAAAGACGCGGTAGCGGAAAAGAAGTACATCGATATCGGTGCTGGCGTTGAGCGGCACATGGCGATCACCAGTACCAAACTGGCAAGTGCTGTGGCTCGTCTCAAGGACGAAGGCTACGAAGTTCACTACCTGAACGTCGAACAGCTGGGCACCGGAAAGAAGACTTCTCTCAAGATTCTGGCTGCTCCTGGAACTCCATGGAGTGAAGTCAACAAGAATCGAGATCAGATCCAGCAGATCACCAGCTACTCCGAAGACGGCGGTCGAACGTGGGATAAGATCCAACCGCCTCTTTCCATTTCCTCTGATCGCGTAGGTATTCGCTACGCGGAACAAGGAGGCAGTCGAGCGGACGGGATTATTTACGTTCGCCCTGGAGTGGATGATGTTTCGCTTGGTGGCGCACACTATGCTCAGGTTCGTATCGCTGTCGACGGTACGCACTATATCAAGGGCATGGCGATGTACAAGAACGATATGCCGCCTGGTGTGGATCTGGTGTTCAACACGAATAAGAGCAGTACGGGTAACAAGCTCGATGCTCTTAAGCCGATGAAGACCGACGATCCCACGAATCCGTTCGGGGCCACAATCGATCATCAAATCGGCGAACCTGGTCCTGACGGAAAAAAGAAGCTTACCTCCGTGATGAACGTCGTCAACGCGGAAGGCGACTGGGAAAAATGGTCTAAGAGCCTTTCCGCTCAGATGTTGTCAAAGCAGAGTCGTGTTTTGGCCAAGAAGCAACTCGATCGGACGTTTGAAATTAAGCGTCACGAACTCGACGATATTCTTGCAGTCGACAATCCTGCCGTTAAGCGACGTTTGCTTCAAGCGTATGCTGATTCGGCTGATTCGTCTGCTGTCCATCTGAAGGCTGCTGCTCTTCCTCGTCAGGCATCGCACGTTATATTGCCTGTGGAGTCGTTGAAAGACACAGAGATCTACGCGCCGAACTATGAAAACGGCGAGCGTGTGGTTCTGGTGCGATTCCCTCATGGCAGCATTTCCGAGATTCCTTCTCTGACAGTGAACAACCGAAACCCTGAGGCCAAGGCTTCTATCGGTATTCATTCCAGGGATGCTGTCGGGATTAACAGTAACGTCGCTGCCCGACTGTCTGGCGCCGATTTCGATGGCGACACAGTTCTGGTCATCCCCAATAACAGAGGAGAAGTTCGAACAGCTCCTGCTCTTGAAGGATTGAAAGGTTTCGATCCTCAACGTTCATATCCTGCTTACGACGGGATGCGAACAATGGATGGCGGTATTTGGAATGAGTCTGAAGGGAAAGTTATATTCCCTGAAGGCAAGAAGCCGTCTCCAAAAAACAAGGGCCTCGAGATGGGGAAGATCTCAAATCTCATCACGGATATGACGATCAAGGGTGCTGTGGACGATGAAATCGCCAGAGCCATTCGTCATTCCATGGTCGTCATCGATGCCGAGAAGCACCATCTCAACTACAAGCAATCGGCTATCGACAACGGCATTCCAGCACTCGTCAAGAAATATCAATCTGGCACTAAGGGTGGTGGAGCATCAACGCTTATTTCCAAGGGCTCTTCAGTAGTTCGTGGAATCGAAAAGCGCAAACTTCATATTGATCCCGAGACCGGTAAGAAGTACTACACTTACACCGGTGAAAGCTATATCCAGAGGCTTGAGAACAAGCGAACTGGTGTGGTGACCGAGAAAGAAATCAAGGTCAAGCAGAGGGAGAAATCAACAAAGCTCGCTGAAACAGACGACGCTCACACGCTATCTTCTGGTCAGCCGATTGAAGTGGTATATGCTGACCACTCCAATCAAATGAAGGCTCTAGCGAACGAAGCACGACGGGAACTGCTTGCTACCAAGTCGCATGCATATTCTCGAGAGGCGAACGTCAAATATGCAGAAGAGGTAGCACAACTCGATGCGGCTTTGAATATCGCCCTCAAGAACAGCCCGCTTGAACGCCAAGCACAGATCATCGCCAACGCTGTAGTGGAGCAGAAAAAAGAAGCTAATCCAGAAATGGATGATGCTGAAGAAAGAAAGCTTCGCAATCGCGAGTTGATGAATGCGCGTCTACGAACTGGAGCCAAAAAAGAAGAGATCAAAATCACCCCCCGTCAATGGGAGGCGATTCAAGCAGGAGCAATCACCAACCACAAATTAACCGCTATCCTTCAGAACGCCGACCTTGATAAAGTCAAGGAATTGGCGACGCCTAAGGATAGGCCAGCTATGTCTGACAGCAAGAAGAACACAGCTATCAGCATGCTTCGAAATGGTTACAACCAAGCCGAAGTCGCTGGCGCACTCGGGGTGTCTGTTTCAACGCTCAAGAGAAGCCTGTCTCTAGGTGATGAGTGATGAACGAACACATGCTCTCCACTGCAGACAATCCCTTCAGTCCAGTCACCCAGTTCGAAGAATGGAATGTATGGGACCAGTCTGCTGGTTACAACACACTCGCTTACCTAGCCCGTGTTGTTGCAACGTCCGACGAACTACCCCCAGTTCTACAAAACCAGGCCATCGAAGACGCGATAGATGAAGTCGTCTCTGAGAACAACGGCCTGTACATCAAGGTTCCTGTGATCGACTTACCATCGTCGCAGTGAACAATTAGTTGAAGTACTCATCGTGTGCCGCCCAGCCACCCTGCCACCCAGCCCTGCCTGCCACTCGGTCGGTCGTGCTAGGTCTAGTGGTCGGACATCAGTCAGCTCTTGCCGAGTTGATTGATTTGGCTCACGATGAGTACTTCAACTTGTAGTTTTCTTTTCATAACAAAATGAATGTCATGTCCAGTGTCATGGGTCCTCCAGGAGTCCCGAAAGACGGGGGGAGGGGTCTTGACATTTTGGACCCCCCTATGCATCGCCTGTCCACCAAAAATAGCCCCGAAGGCACTTTTTGGTGAAGCAAAGTGATCTTCCCCGCCCCGAAACCCCACCCCATCTGGTCTAAAGCCATGGAAAGGAGTTGAAAACCATGCCGAGAAAAGTCGGGGGCTCTAGTTCTAGGCCACTTGGACCGGCTATGACTCCCGAGGGCCGAGAAAATCAGCTGGTTTCGCTTGCATCAGACCTCGCAGAGAAGCAACTTCGTGAAGGAACGGCCTCTGCGCAGGTGATCTCGCACTATCTTAAACTTGGTTCCTCTCGAGAGAAGCTTGAGCAGGAACGTCTGCGTCATGAGAACGAACTTACTGCCGTAAAAATTGCTGCCATTGCTAACCAAGCGAAGACGGAGGAGATGTACAGGGACGCACTCAATGCGATGCGTACCTATGCTGGACAAGAGCCCTTAGAAATCGAGAACGACTACGATGATTAGGACCTACTCCGAACTTCGTAGACTAGAAACCTTGGAAGATCGTTTCAACTACCTCAAGCTTCACGGACAGGTAGGCGACACGACCTTCGGTTTCGACAGATTTTTAAATCAACGATTCTACGCATCCCATGAATGGAAGCAAGTTCGCCATCATGTTATCGTTCGCGACGATGGGTGCGATCTAGGCGTTGGCGGTTATGAGATCCACGATCGGATCTACATCCATCACATGAATCCCATGACCGTCAGCGACCTAGTTGAATTCAATAGAGAGATTCTCGATCCGGAGTTCTTGATCGCGGTCACTCATACGACACACAACGCCATTCATTACGGAGACGCGAAACTTCTTCCAAGACTTCCCGTCGAACGTAGGCCTGGTGATACAAAACTTTGGTGAGGAATTAGAACGTGACTACTATTGCTTACGACCAGCCGATCGAGGATCTCGTTTCGGCTCTCAGCGCTACCGGCCATGTGACGCATCAGTCTTTCACCAAGACTTCTGTCACAATCCACCACAATGGCGGTGTGGCCAACACTCATGAGGATGTTCTGAACACTTGGCGCACTCGTGAGGCTTCGGCTCATTTCGATGTCGACGTTCACGGCGCAATCGCTCAGTTCGTTGACGTTCATGAGTACGCTTGGGCCACTGGCAACACTCAGGGCAACGAGTCTTCGATCAGTATCGAGATGGCCGACGCTTCTGGTTCTCCGTCTTGGGAGATTGCTGACGCGACTTGGAAGTCTGCTGCTCGTCTGGCCGCTTGGCTTTTCCATCACGTCATCGGTGCTCGTCCGAGTAACGAGAATGTGTTTCCGCACAAGCACTGGGTGTCTGACGACTGCCCGGGTCCTTGGGCGCTTGACCACTGGGACGAGATCGTCGCAGAGATGCAGCATCAGTATGACCTGATGTCTGGAACTCCTTCGGTTCCTTCGAACCCACCGTCCAATCCGCATCCGTCGATGCAGGGTGCTCCGCCGATTTCTCTGAAGATCATTCAGATGTGTGCCCACGAGGACCCGCCGAAGCCTCAGGGCGCCACCACCAACTACAACCAGGTGATCTGGGTTCAGAACGCTCTCGTTCTCGAAGGTCTTCTGAGTGGCACCGACAGGCGATGGGGTCGTGGTGCTTTCGGCACGATGACGAAGACCGCTTACGAGGGTTGGCAGCGTCGTCTTGGTTACAGCGGTTCTGACGCGGATGGTATTCCCGGTATGACATCGCTTTCGAAGCTCGGCGCCAAGTGGGGATTCCACGTCGTCGCCTGATAGTTGATGAAAGGAGGCGTCCCACGTGCCTAATAG